AGAGACTGCGCTCTCCCCTGAGATGGCCGCAGTTGCTAGGCCTACCGCCCCCGCCCCTGTTGTGCCAGAGACGTTGGTAAAGGCGAAGCCGGTTGAGTTGCCGGAAGCCCCCGTGGCCGCAGCGGCAATCCCTGAAGCAGCAATCCCTGAAGCTGCGGTAGCACCGACACCAGAGATTGCCCCAGCTATCACGCCTGAGCGTGTAGGTGAGATGCGCGCAAGCGCCGAAGATGTTATCAAAGGCATGGCCGCTGGCACGCCGGAAGTACCTGTGCCGGAACGTATCGGTACATTAAAATCTTCCAACTTTCAGACACCCGACGAAACCAAGCGGTTTCTATCAGACGTAGCCAAGGCTAATAAGGACTTCCCTGAAGCCCGACGCGGCACGATGACTATTGAGCAGATCAATGAGTTGTCGAAGGACGTTAATCTCAAAGATATTCTCGGTCGTAAGATCAGTATGCCTTTGAACGCCGAGCAAATTCAGGCGGCAAAGAGTGTCGTTTACCAGAACACTGAAGACGCTGTGGCCAAGGCGAAAGCGTGGGTGGCTTCTGGTGGTCAAGACCCTGTAGCTTTTCAAGAGGCAGTGGATAGTCTTGTTTCTAACACGGCGTTTCTCGAGACACTTCAGGGCGCGAGTTCCGAACTTGGCCGGGCGATGCGCGTTCTTCGTGAGCGTCCGTCCGTCGATCTTTCGATTGCCATGAAGCAGCTTCTCGAACAGCGGGCCAAAGGGGTATCGACTGAAGAGTTGATCCAAAGCCTTGCGACGTTTGACGACCCTGCCTCCGCCGCTAAGTTTGTTGGCAAAATTGCAACGCCAACATGGAAGGATAAGTTTAAAGAATACTACATAAACTTCTGGCTGTCTGGTATCAGAACTCAAACAATCAACCTTGCTTCAAACGTGCTGACGGCGGTGTCTCCGCTTATCGAAAAGCCATTGGAAGCGGGTATCGGCGCGTTACGACGCACACCTGATCGGGTTACTTTCCGTGAAGTCGGAGCGCGGGTAGCGGGAATGCGCCAAGGTACACGCGAAGGGCTTAAACTTGCAGCGCAGGCATTCAAAACGGGAGAGGCGCAAAGCCGAGTAACGCGGCTTGATGTTCAACGCAATGCTATCGGTGGCCCAGTCGGTGAAGTTGTCCGCATCCCCACCCGGCTCCTGCTTACGCAGGATGAGTTTTTTAAATCTATCGCCCGCCGAGGTGAATTGAACGCACAGGCGTTTAAAAAAGCCTTTGATGAAAGCGGCGGTAATAGGCAAAAACTAGACGAATTATTTACTAAGTATAAAGAAGAGCCAACCGAAGCCATGCAAAAGGCGGCGGAGCGCGAAGCTGAGTACCGCACGTTCCAATCGGAACTTGGGCGGACAGGTAAAAACTTTCAGCGGTTCCTCGCGCAATCCCCTACCGCTTCGTTCTTTATTCCATTCTTTAAATCTCCGGCCAATCTTCTAAAGTATGCGGCGGAGCGATCCCCTTTTGCGCCACTGTCAGACAGATGGATGACCGAGATAAAGGCCGGAGGACGGCAGCGTGACGAGGCTTTGGCGAAACTATCGCTAGGTATTGGCGCGACTGGTGCGTTAGTTAGCTACGCACTTGAAGGAAAGATTACTGGTTCCGGGCCTACCGATCCTAAAGAAAGAGCGGCATTGCTGGCGACTGGTTGGCAGCCGTATAGTATTAAGGTAGGCGATACATACTACTCCATCGGTAAACTCGATCCATACGCCACGCTCTTCGGCGTGGTTGCTGATGCCGTAACCGCTAAGGATTACATGACGGAAGAGGAATATCAAAAGGCCCTAGCCTTCATTCCTTTTTCTATCGCGTCCAATATCGCTCAGAAAACATATCTGCAAGGCTTCACTAATCTCTATGAAAGCCTTGCTGGCGATTACGCGGATATTACGACTGTCGAAAAGTTTATACGCGACACCGCCGCTGGGCTTGCAGTTCCAAACTTGTTCCGCCAAGCGGGGGCCGCGATTGATCCGCAAGTACGCGAAGCAAATTCAATCATCAAAGAAGTACAAAATCGTATCCCGGTTATTCGCGGTAACACTTTCACCATTGCAGGGACAGACTACGACATCAATCGGGTTCCTAATAAACTCAATGTTTGGGGCGATCCGATTACGCGGACAGGCGCGCTTCCCGTAGCCGGACGACCGACTATCGACCAAGTAGGCGCTATCTCGTTTAACCTATTGTCGCCGGTCGGTATGTCCACGACAACAAAAGACCCATTCTTGAAAGAGATCGGGCGGCTTCAGCTTGGTGTTGCTCCGCCTAAAAAAGAGATGTCACTGTCAGTCAGTACGGGCCAAGAAAAACCGGTAAAGTTTAAACTTGAACTTACGGATCAAGAGCGCCGCCAATTTACATTTGTTTCAGGTAAATTAGGCAAGGCTCTTATTCAGGCGGATATGGACACACCGGAATGGAAAAAGCTAGACGACGATGAACGCCGCGCTCAGATACGGAAGCGCATGGAGTTCTCTCGGTCGGTATTCGCAAAGACATTCAAGACGATGGCGCTTAACCGCTACGTAGAAGAGAACCAAAAACTCCCACCAGTACAGCCGTAGGTATAGTAATGGCCAAGAAGACTAGCGTTAAAGACATGTCATGGCGATCACAGCCAAAAGCAAAGCGTCGCCACAAACCCGACGGGCTTCGCCATCGTAAGTCTTTGGGGCCACGCAGTCACTTGCGAACTAGCTTCTAATATCATAGACACTGCCCATGAAGTTCATGGGCATTGATCCCGGCGCGTTCGGGGCTGTCGCTATTCTGGATAAGGATAGCCGAGAACTTGTCATCATCGACATGCCTACACTAAAGGTCAAGCGCGGGCCGCGTGTCGTCAATCAGGTTGACGCGCACATGCTGGCCAATGCTTTGCGCGGTCACGTCACCGCCGATACTTCCGCCCTCATCGAGAAAGTCCACGCCATGCCGGGCCAAGGTGTGTCCTCAATGTTCAGCTTCGGCAGAGCGGCGGGTATCGTCGAAGGCGTGCTTGCTGGCCTGTCTGTATCTTTTGAGTTGATACCGCCTGCGACTTGGATTAAGTCTATGCGCACGTTCGGAGGAAAGGACGGCAGTCGTCAGCGGGCACAAGAGTTGTTCCCGGATTACGCCCATCTCTTCGCACGGAAAAAGGACGATGGCCGGGCCGAAGCTGCGCTTCTTGCCTGCTACGCCGCTGAGAGGGAAGACAATGAACCATCTATTCGATTACCAAAAGGTCGGCGCAGACTTTCTCTGTGATAACCCGGCGGCGTTTCTCGCCGATGAGCAGGGCCTTGGCAAAACACTTCAAGTTATCGCGGCCTGTGATAAACTCGGCCTAACAAAGGTCGTCGTAATTTGCCCGGCCATTGCCAAGATTAACTGGCGTCGTGAGTTTGAGCGGTGGGGAACCGTTGAGCGCGAAGTCAAAGTCTTTAGCTACGATAAGATTACGCAATCGAAGGAGGTCCGCAATGAAATCGCAAAGTTTGAGCCAGACGTTCTGGTTCTGGATGAGGCGCATTATCTGCGCAACCGTACTGCTAAGCGCACAAAGTATCTATATGGTCAGTACTGTCGCGGCGATGGCCTTGTTCGTTTCGCTGATCGTGTTTGGCTTCTTAGTGGTACTCCCCTTCCTTCTAACGTCAGCGATTTCTGGACGCATCTCAAAGCGATTTGGCAGTACCCTCTAAACTTCACCGACTTTACCATGTATTTCTGCAAGACTTGGAACGGTAAGTTCGGCTTGCAAATTCTTGGCAACAAGACTGAACGCATGGCCGAGTTCAAGACCGTGCTGAAAGCAATCATGCTGCGCCGTAAATCCGAAATTGTGTTAAAGGATTTGCCGCCTATATGGTGGCAGGATACTTCGATAGAAGTAGCTAACTGGAGCGATACTAAGCACATCGAAGACCCGCGAGAAAAGGAGGCAGTTGACGCTATCCTTGCTAACGCCCTGACAAATGAAGATTTGTCCGAAAAGATAGACGGCATCGCCCCGCATATCGCGTCACTTCGTCGGCTGACTGGTGTAGCCAAGGCAGCGCCCATCGCCACACAGATAGCGGGCGAGTTGGCCGATGATGCCTACGACAAGATTGTAATCTTCGCCTACCATACCGATGCGATACAGACGCTTTACGATAAGCTGAAAGACTTTAATCCGGTGGTGGTTGCAGGTGGTATGCCAACGGCTGAACGCCAAGCGGCGATTGATAACTTCCAAACCGATCCGAAGGTGCGCGTATTCATTGGCCAAATCACGGCCTGCTCGACAGCCATTACCTTAACCGCCGCAAATCAGGTGGCGTTTGTCGAGATGGATTGGCTGAACTCTACTAATGCACAAGCGGCCAAGCGTTGCCATAGGATCGGCCAGCTAAAGCCAGTGATTGTTCGCGTGTTCTCGTTAGCCAATTCGGTAGACGAACACGTCAACAAGATACTTGCGCGTAAAGCCCAGATGATTTCGGAGGCTTTAGACTAGCCTAGCAAATTCGCCGTGAAGTTTTAGGGCTGCGCGGCAATACGCTGCGTGGGCTTCCTTTGGCGTATCGAACGTACCAAGATGGCGTTTTAGGCCGTTGTCATGTATACTTGCGGCCCAACGTTTCCTGTTTCGGGATACGCCCTTGTATCCGGAGGTATTGTTAGACTGCGCAGGGCGGTTCATTCCGTTTTGGGATTTAGTCGCAAGTCTAAGATTATCCCATCTGTTATCTGTTTTGTTTCCGTTTATGTGGTCGATACCTGTTTCCGGCCATGCGCCATTGACTATCGCCCATGCCACACGGTGCGCTAAATATAGTTTTCCATTTACAAAAACGACACGATACCCATCGCGCTGCGCGTATCCCGCAACGCCGTTATTGCGAACTCCGCTACGTGCCACACGCCAAGTAATATCGCCTGTGTCCGGATTATAAGAGAAAAGTTGACGCGCCTCTTCGGCGGTAATAAGGTCTTTGTGCATTAGCTGCTCCTTCTAAGCAGTTAAATGAAGGGGCCGGGGAGACTTCCAAATCCCCGGCCCCAACATCTTACGACATTACTTGCGTAACGTCAAATCACAAAAGGTCATCCAAATCTGAGATGTCTGCGGACGGACGTTCCGTCGCAGTGAACTCGTCCGCAGCAGACAGGCGGCCATCCATACGGGGGCCGTCGGCTACCTTCTGAAGATTGCCCAGTGAGAAGGCAACGCCGTTGTTGCCGTTCACGCTGTACGCATAGGCGCGCAGCGAGGCACGGACCTTTGCCCCCGGATAGATTTCCTTGGGGTCCGTGATCGGAGCAGGCTTGCCGTTCTCGCCAGCAAACTTGCTGACCACACCGGGGGCTTGCTTAGATTTGACGTTCATGAAGACCGACCCTTCAGGGTAGCCCTTCTCCTCGCCATCGTTACGGAAAGGCATACGGATTTTGCCGCCTTCCATGAGGCTCTTTGTCTTGTCTCCCCACTTCTCCTTGGCCACAGCAGCCGCCGTCGCTTTGAGTTCGGACATGTCAGTGCCGTCAGGGAATACAAGGCAGCAAGAATAAACTGGCTCACTTGCACCCGGAGGTGTTTGTGGTTCGAACACATGCGGATAAGAGATGATTGCTTCTGGTGTAATAACTTTTGACATCGGTATTTCCTTATTCAACGGTAAAGTCATCTGCCGCCAACGAGGCGACAGCGGGACGGTTATCTGTATCAGCGACCATTGATGTGCCGGATGATACAGCTATGACGAGCGATGTCGGCAAGTTATTCTTGCCCACAACACGCTCGATCTGCGGTGGCGACTTCAACTTCTTTTCGTAGATGTCGTCGTCATCGAGACCTTCTTCTGTGGCCCAAGCCACAAACTCTTCTTCAACACGCCAGCGGCGCATCGGTCGTTTCTCCACCAGCTTGTAGCCGGGAAGCGCCTCGCCAGTTTCGAGTAGGCTATTGGCGTGGCGGCGCAAAGACTTGATCCACTTTTCAAGCAGCGGAATCCTTTGCAGATAGTCCGCAATTTCCTGTGGGGTTAGGTCATTGACGGTTCGTACTGTGCCGAACTCGTCTTGTGCAACCTCAAGGGCGTTGTTGCGCAGAGCCGAACAAGTTCCCGACGCCAGACAAAACGTGCAGTGCTCACCCGAAATGCGCGGTGCGTCCGGCTTGAGTGACGCATGTGCTGCGTCAATCAAGTCTGTGCCAAAGTCCATGATCTCATCGCGGCTGTAGCTATGCGACCGCACCGACCCATCAGGGTGCATGGCGCGGGGTTGTATAACGACCGTTATAACTTTGTTGACCGGAGCCTTCTCGCCAATCTCAAGGATTGCGCCGAGCGCATAGTATTTAAGCTGCTCGTTATCCGCGACTTCAACCGCAACGCCTTGGCCGTGCTTATAGTCGAGGACGTACAGCGTTCCGCTTTCTTTGCCGTAGATGATGCAATCCGCCGTGCCGAACATCGGCATGGGCGGATCAAGTTTGTCTAGGCTGAAGCGTTTCTCATAGCGGCAGATGCTTGGTTCCAAGGCAGCCGTCTCGCGGATGTGGTCGATGTATACCTGCACCGCACGGGCCATGTTGTCGTCAACCTTATGGCCGTTATGCTCTTGGCCAATGAAGGCAAAGGCATCTTCATGTCCATTGACTAAGCAGAACTCACCCAGTTCATGCGCCGCCGTACCCAGTTCGGCGTAGGGTGAACTCTCGTTAGGGAACGGAGCCTCGGCGTTGAGTGAGCCGGGGCATTTCATGCGGCGCTTCGCATTCGACGCGCCAAACTTAGCGTGTGCTGTCATTTCCGATACCTCTTTCCTTCTTTGCCCTCGGCGTTGATCGGGCAGCCTTGCGCCCATGCCGGAACTTGTGTCATGATGTCAATCATTTCGTCAAGCGAACCAAAACCATCTGGCACTTCGCAAATGATTTCATCGTGTACGGACAGGATTACATTGTAGCCCTTGACTTCCAACGCCATCATGGCGGTGGCCATCATGTCGCGGGCGGTTGCTTGCACCACGTTCTCCGTCAACAGGCCACCCCAGATAATCTGGGACACCCACTGACGCGTCACACTATTCAACGTATCGACTTGCGCTGTATCTCTCATCGCACCCCAAGGGGTTTCCCGCTGAATGATGCGCGGATTGTGGTACGTAAGCGACCGCCCGCTAGGTAGGGGAAGCGGAACCGTCCCAACACGGCCTGCTCCCTTCACCATCTCTACAAAATCTTGCTCAACATCTCGCCAGTACTGCGCGATCCTGTGGTTCTTCTCACGGTAGACAGCCACGATGCGCTTAGCTTCGTCCTCGTCTACCTTGATACCCATCGTGGCGCACTGCTCGGCGAAGCGTTTGCCGCCCATGCCGTAGCCGCAACCCAAGATTGCCATCTTACCAACCTGCCGTTGTCCGTCAGTGACGTTCTCCACGTTCACGTTGTAGATGGCCGATGCCATTTCTTTATACACGTCTCCCCCTTTCCGGAACGTCTCAACGAGATCGTTCTGCCCTGCTACCCACGCAAGAACGCGGGCTTCAATCGCTGAATAGTCGGCGAACATAAGCCGATGGCCATCCTCGGCTATCAGCATCGAACGCAACAGGTCGGACGCCAGAACCGTTCCAGCCCCATGCTCCGACACATCCTTATCCGCTTTGAGTTTGGCGATGATCTCGTCCAACTCGTCTTGTTTCTTTTGCGGACGTGGGAAGTTCTGTGGCTGCACCAGCTTGCCCGACCAGCGGCCAGTTGCAGCGCCATGATAAACAAGCAGGCCACGCATCCGTCCATCGGCGTTGACCGCGTGTAGCATCGCGTCGTACTTGGCTGTGCTGGACTTGGCTCCGTTCTGCCGAAGCGTAAGAACTTGACGGATTACTGGGTGCAGTTTGTCTGAGGTCAACAGCCGGGCAACAGTCTGCTTGTCAACGGACTTGGTGGCAATCCCGTGGCTGTTAAGCCAAGCAACTAAGTCCATGCCGTTTGTTGCGGCCTTGACTTGGCCTTTGGTAAGTCGTTGGATTTCTGCGTCAATTTCTACGCTGGCGTTTCCGGCCAGTGCTTTGACGCGGTGCACTAGGTCAACGTCGAGGGCCACGCCCCGGTCGTTGATGCGTTGGTCTAGCTGATAAAGACGACGCTCCTCGTCGGGCATTTTGTTCAAGACTTCCGCGACAGACAGTTCTGTTCGCACGTCCTGTCGGCAATAAGCGACAAGCTGTTCAATCTTATCCTTCGTGTTCCACCAAGTGTAACTGCCGTCGGCGTTCACCTTACGTGGCCGTGCCATCCGGAGCATAAGGGCCGCGCCGGTCTTGTCCTTCTGTTCTTCAACGCCAAGGACCGCAGCCGCTTGGCCCAGTGCGCGAGGTAGCCCCATCGCGCTGGCCTGCGCCATTGTGCAGCGCCATTGCTTAATGTTGGTGCGGGGCCATTGATAACGGCTGACCATAATCTCGTTCCAGATTACGCGTTCGAACTGACTATTCCAAGCAGACAGCAAACCGCCTGCTAAAATCCAATCTTCCAGATAGGGGTCTACCGCATCGCCCGGCTGCCATACTAGCACGTCGTCAGACCACG